GGATAGTAATTCTTCCATCATTATTGGCATCCAGTCCAGCGTTAGGTCTATACCATGATGGTGATACTCTTTCCCATCCTACAGGTAAACTACCATCCTTTGCTGCAACAACAAAGTCATTTGGTTTACCTACAAATTCTGGTAAGAAAACAGCAGTGTATAACTGGCCAGCAGATGCTTTTTTGGGAAGACCAGCATTCTCTAGATACTTTTGGACATATGGCATCTGCTCTGCACGAGACATCTTCAATAGTGCAGATTGTGATGTGCCTGCTGCTCTTGCAGATGTTGCACTGAATTGAATAAGTCCAACGTGTGTGCCGTTGTTTGCATTTGCTCTTAGACCAGACTCAGATGCCATCAATCCCATAAGGTCTGATGCACTGACATCTAGATTTCTTGCTACTTGATTGACTGCAGTAGCAAATGCTGGGTCTTGAGACCACTCGATATCACCGTCAAATCCACCAGTACCATCTGGGTCATCGATACTAGAATCGCCTTCCAGTCCAAACATCTTAAAGAGTGGTGCAAGGAAACTACCCAATACCTTAGCACCTTTATCCTCAGTCATAGATGCTGACTTAAGATGAGCAGCAAATGCTGATTGAGGAATACCAAATATCTGTGCTAGTCCACTTGTCATAGGACTAAACATAGAAGCAATCACACCACTAAATGGACCTGCTGCTCTGACTACTGCACTAATAGCATCAGATATTTGAGCACCTATTGCCATCATCACTGTCTCCGCCACTCGCACAAATGGTTTTACCATTTTTTTATCTGGTGTGAATCCTTTAGGTAATGTCTCTCTTACACCTGCTCTATCAACGAATTCTTTTCCTGCTTCACCAACCATTGCAGGGACAGCACCTGCAACAGCGCCACCTTCAGCAAACTTTCTAAATCTTGGAAATCTGATTCTAGGTCTTCCTCCTGTTACTTTAGACCCACCACTAGAACGACTGAAGGGATTAAGATTTCTTGCTCTATTCCTACCGTTTATATCACCAGTAATATTAGTCTTACCATTCATTCCTTTAGATTTTGTGCCTCTAAATCCTCTACTAATATCACGGATATCATCTAGAGCAAAAAGAGTATCTAGTATACGATTACTACCTTTCTTATTACCAAGAATAAAACTCATAGGTGAATCAAATCCTTCTGCTGCTTGCTGTGCTTGCTGTGCAGCATCACCAGTTTGTATCTCTAAGTCAACTCCTTTTGCTAACTGCTGAGCAATCGCTTCTGCAGCATCAGCAGTCCTAGTAGATTCAGCAACTAATTGAGTAAGGATACCCGCATTCTTACGGAGACTGCTATTGATTTGCCTCAATGACCTATCAACTTTCCTGAATCCTGTTGCTAAATCTTTTACACTATCCTGTCTCTTTTGTTTACGTGGGTCGGAATCACCATAGTCAAACGTGTCACCAAACCCTGCTTTCTTTCTTGACTGTTTAGATGGAAGGTCTTCTGCAAATACACCAAGAGTTTTGTTGACTGCCTCACCACCAAACTGATATCCTAATGATTTCTTGAGAAAGTATCCCTTCTCCTTCATTTCAGGAGGAATTTCAGCACCATTCGCTTCTGCTTCTACTGCTCTTGCTCTCTCCTCTGCTGCCTCATCAAATGCAGACTGTATTTTTCTACCGAAAAATGCACCAATAGCAAGTACAGATGGACCCTGATTCTCTCCACCAGGACTGCCTTTCTCCATGAAGTCAAAGACTCCATTGAATCTACCCATGGTCTTACGGACAGACCCACCCATCTTACTGACAAATGGTTTTTTGGGTGCCTGAGATGCTTCGGGTGCAGTCCTTTTCTTTCTCTTACTTGCTTTCTTCTTTGTCTTCTTAACTGCTGCCTCTACCTTAGGCGGAATACTACCTTCTCCCCATGGGTCTTCAGGTGGTTGATATACACTACGAGGTGGTGCAATCTCTTCGCGGATTGCCTCAATCGCATCAACTTTATCTTCGACAACAGCAACTAACTGGGCAGGCTCCTCAACTTCAGATGCTATATCCTTAGTCTGTTTGTCTATCTCTAATATTTCTTTTACTCTAGTCCTAACTTCCGCCTGCTTAATCTTCTCGTTAGTCTGCTCGCGGAAGGGGACCTCTAAGTATCTCTCAATCAACCACTCTTGATATCTTCTTTCATCTTCACCAGATATGCTACCAGGCAGAAACGTAGGATATCCATCCTCGTCTTTCTTCATGTTGCTGATAATATAGTCAGCATCCTGTTGGGTCAGTGCCCTATCATGCAACTTGAAATACTTAGTGCCATCATATGCGGTGCCACCAGTAAGTTTTGCCCTTACTCTATCAAAGATGTGATCCTTCTGACCACCACCAGGCACACCTTTCCTATACCATTCTACGATATCTGCTGGTGCTGGTGTGTTAAATCTCATTTCGCTGTTGATTGCTGGCGTTTCTCTTCTTCAAGATGCTGAATTAATAACGAAACGTAAACTTCTCTCTCCCATGGTAACATGTTGTCTAATTCACTTAAAGAAAACTTATGAAAATACATCAGATTGAAGTTAGTCTGGTAATAATTTCCTAAGTTTTCATGGAAGAGTGCTATCCGAAAAAATTGGTTAGTCCCTCAATCGTGTAGTCAGATTCAACACCTGTATTAGGGTTGGTAAGTTTAAACGAGTGAGATACTTTAGGCATGGTCTGGAAAAACTTTTGAATTTCTTCAAACTGTTTGCTAGTTAGACCCTCAAGATACTCCTTGATATCTTTTTTAGATGTAGTCTTTGCCTCCCATACTTCATCACCGTCAAAGATTTGGTCAACACAATTGATGACTTCATCAAAAATTTCATCAGTCGATTGCTCTTTCTGTAAAATTTGTGACGTAATAAACTGGTCCATGCTAGGATACTTCATCATAATACCAGCAGTTTCAGTAAGCATTACCTTAGGGTCATGTCCTTCAGGTTTAATACAATCAACTGATTCTAGATTCAACTTGTAAGGAATAGATGTTTCACCATCATCCTTAGCAGTGAAAGTCATTTCAACTTCTTCTCCAACAGACTTAGCACGGATGCGTAGGAAAACATATTCCAAATCAAACATTGGAAGTTGCTCAACCTTTATGCCTCTGGTTTGAATGCATGCCTTTAGGATGTCAACAATGGCATCTCTAACTGCTTTATCGTCTCCAGTCTCAGTTGCAATAAGTAGAAGTTTTTCTTCTTTAACAAGGAATGGTCTATACTTAATCTTTTTACCTGTAGATGGTAATTCTAATTCATAAGTAGGGACTGGTGGTCTTGGTAATGACATAATTCATCAAGTAGATTTAATATTGACAGATTGAAAAGACCATCTTCTATAGTAGAAAGATGCGGACACTTTCAATAATGTAGATGACCCGTAAGAAACGGGAGTGCTTTGAATCGAGTAAGGATAGATATCCTTCAATGTATATATCCCGCCAATTCTCTCCAAAGTATTGCCAGGACCCCTCTCTGCTTTCACAATAGTTAACTCACATTGATACTCTTCGGGATATCTAACACGATTTACTCTAGCAGTGCCAAAGTCTTCAGCATCAGCACCAAAAATAAACTCCATCCAGGTATTAAGAAATTTTAATGGTAATAGATTAGCATCACATGTCCACCCCAATGTAATATCAGTGAATGACTTGGTGTGTGCATAGTTTATTTGTCCTTCACCCATATAAACACCTGTCGTTTGACCTGTGTTTGCCATCATACCAGGAAGAGATGCTTCCTCACAGAATAAAGTGAGTGCAGCATAAGCAGTATCAGTTGAATTGGATAAATCAGAAAATCCAATTTTTTCCATATCTGCTTTCAATAAAGCATGATTATTATTGAAACCAAACCTCGCTTCATAGAGGTTTGACATAGACATGCCACCACTAGATTTCATGGTTGCCAGCAATTGCTGGATTGTCCAAGATCCTGTGTGGGTGTGAGGATTGGCGGCCATCTAAATATCTATGCGGGATACTATATATTATTTATGGCATATTCGGGTGTCTTCAAACCACAAAACCCTAAGAAATATAGGGGCAACTTTAGAAATATTATCTATAGGTCATTGTGGGAGAGAAAATTCATGGTATTTTGTGATAGCAATCCGAATATTTTACAATGGGGTAGTGAAGAAGTTGTTATTCCCTATCGCTCCCCAGTTGACGGTAGGATACATAGATACTTTGTTGATTTTAATATCAAAATTCACACCAAGTCTGGTGAGGTTAAAAAGTATCTGATTGAAATCAAACCAAAGAAACAAACAGTCCCACCGCCAGAGTCTAAGAAGAAGACAAAAACCTATCGCAATAACACGTTGACCTACATAAAAAATAGGGCAAAGTGGGAAGCAGCGAAAGACTGGGCAGAGGATAGACAAATGGACTTTATGATTCTAACAGAAGATCACCTAGGAGTCTAGCCATGGCTACAGGATTTAAAAAAGAGGCAACCAGCAATGTAAGTAATTACGAAACAATCTTCGAGAAGATTAAAAATCTTACGAAGGGAGAGGAAAAAACGTGGACGTGGTATCGTAGAGAAGTAAAGAAGATTGCACTAACATATAAAGCACAACCACAAAAATTGAATAGAGAAGAGAGGTCTGACAGCGCACAAGAAGAGGAATTGCAGGATGTGAATGAGTTAAGAAGGTATGCTAGGCAAGGCAAACTATTTCTCTTTGAATATAAAGCAAAAATGAAATACCTTCCATACTATGACCAGTTTCCACTAGTGTATACCATTGCAGCAACCAAAGAATATTTTATAGGTGCAAATCTACACTACTTACATCCAAAAAGACGTGTGTATATCATAAAAGATTTATTGCGCGGAAAAATTAGCGTACCTAAGAATTGCATCCATAAATATATTACAGACCATGTGGATGGATTTCTACTTGACCTCGGGTCCGATGAATGGGACTCTGCTATTGCATTACCTGTAGAAAGATTTGTTAAAGAAAGAAACGGTCAATCGTTTCCATACAAGTCGGTCGATGTATGGAAAGAGACATCAGAATCATACAACCTTAAATTCAAAGCGAAACGAATCATTAAAGGTTACGGCAAGACATCAGACATCGAGGACTCACGTTAATGTTACCATCATCAATTGCGGGGAGTTACCCTACATCAGCTATTCCAAAGGGTCCATATAGATACCCAAGGGAAGAAGCGTTTAAAGCTACCACCGACTATGTAAAACTAACTTTTTACAAATATACCCCACCTTTCAGCGCAGAAGGTGGAGGAACTGTTGGCGCTGATCAAGGAGCATACAATAAATCTTCTAGTGGTGTAGGTGAAAAATACTCTACATTATATCTTTACATGCCAGAGGATATTGAAGGTGAATATGGTGGTAACTGGGAAAAACAAAACTTCAGTGAAGTTGCTAGAGGTGCTTTAAAAACATTTGGTACATCTGCTGCAGGTGATAAATTTGAAGGACCATTAAAAGAAGCTCTAGAGACTGCTGCAACTACTGGAAGTAATTTCTTAACAAAAGGCACTGGTGTTGCTAATGCTATCTCTACTATTCTTGGTAAAACAAACTTCGGGTCTGTCACAGTTAATGATGTATTCTCTGTGACTACTGGTCAGGTATTAAATCCAAACACCGAAGTCCTATACAGAGGACCAAAGATGAGAACCTTTTCATTAAGTTATAAGTTACTACCAAGAAATAAGGCAGACGCTGAGATGATTAGGAATATCATTCAAGTATTTAAGGTAGCAACCCTTCCAAACTTTGGTGGTGCTGGTGATAAGAATGCATCCTTTGTAAGTCTACCTCAGTTGGTTGATGTTACCTTCATGACTGGCAACAAACCAAATGAATGGGTGACACAGTATAAACCAGCAGTAATTACTAACTTCAATGTAAGTTATACACCTGATGGTGCCTGGGCAACTGGACCAGACGGAGCACCAGTAGCAACCAAGATTAGCATTGATTTCCAAGAAACCAAAATGGTTTATGCAAACGAAGTATCAGGCGGCGGAGCACTATACTGATGTATTTTTCACTATCACCTAACATCGAATACGACAGTAAACCTGTCAAGTTTCCTTTCTCGCAGTCAGACTATGTGGTTGCGAATAATTTCTTTCGTAGATATCAAATCAACCCTGATAAATTTAGTTACTCTGTCTTCTTCAAGCGGTATGCTATCAAAGAAGGTGATAGATGGGACACGATTGCTGACATGGCATACAGCACACCATTATATGACTGGATATTGATTCTAACTAACAACGTAATCAATCCACAGTTTGATATGCCTGTAAGTGAGTATGAATTAAGAGAGTTGGTTGAAAATCCTGGCGACATTGCATACTACGAAACCATCGAGTTTAAGAATACTGATGGTGATGTGGTGCAGCAAGAAGGACTCAGGGTAGATGCTGCCTTCAGGTCTAGAGAGTTTACTTATGTCAACAGCAGAGCAGGTGGTATTCTTACATACTCATCAACTCTAGGTAGTAATATCTCAATGCCTGTTACCAACTTCATGGAAGCAAGCAGAAAGAATGAGAAGAGTAGAGAAATCTATATTCTTAAACCAGAATACCTACAAGAGTTTGTTAACGAATTTAAGAAGCAAAGTTTCTACGCCAAGTCAACAAACTACGTCGGTAAACAGTTAAAGAAGTCAGGAATCTAACGCGACTTTTTAGACAAAAAAAATGGCGGGATTTTTTTACCGCCATTTTGGTAATCGCATTGCGATTTTCGTTTTAGTCTTCGATATTATAACACTTACTCTTGAGGTAGTCTGGGTTTAGTCTCAGGAATTGATGCACATGTCCATGAGTATCAATGCTCATAGTTTTATGGGCATGAGTATGGACACCTTGTATCAATGCGAGAATTCCAACTATACTCAAGTTTATCATCGTCAAAGGATGGAAGATGTATTTCAATCTTCTTCAGCGAGGCGAGCAAAGTAAGACAATGCATCATCCTCATCTTCAGTAGCAGGAGATGCTGCTACAGCAACCTTTTCTTCCTTGCGACTAGCGAAGTCAGGAGTGAAACTACCACGACCATCGCTTTCATTTTCCAACTCCTCATCAAGGGTGCGAGTGACTTTTTGACGTGCTACCTGAGGTGTTTGAGTAACACCAAGCACTAGATTCAAACGCTCCTCCAACTCCTCATAGGACTTGAAGTTTTCCTTGGCAGTGAAAGCATCGAGAGAATGCTCGGACTTCCAAATTGCTTCTAGTTGGGAATCATCTGCAGCGAGTGCAGTTGGTGCTGCAAACTCTGACTTATCATAATTCCAATACCCTGCGACATTGGTAATCTTCAGTTTGAAGTTAGCACCTTCCCACATATCAAACGGATTGATAGGGGTCTCGTCCTCAAACTCAGGTTGCATTGCTGCCATAATCTTATCAAAGATTTTCTTACCAAACTTATACAGTTTGACTTGACCTTCGTTTTCAGGATTAGCACTGTCCTTAACAACATAGATGTTGGTATAGTAGGACAGCTTACGCTTCTGCTTACGAGCAGTTTCCTTGTCGGCATCACTGCCGCTATTCCAAAGACGGCGATTAACATTGCCCACTGGGTCCTTTCCACCATTAGTGGTCAGGGAATTTTCGATATACCATCCGCCAGGTCCTTGGAAGGCATGACTGTAAAGTTTTGCCCAAGGCACTTCCTCACCATCAGGCGCGGGAAGGAAACGGATGATTGCAAACCCGTTACCAGCGGTGTCAACACTGGGTTTCCAAAGACGCTCGTCGCCACTGGAATTGGAGTTTGTTTTCTCTAGCTCCTTCGTCAAAGTTGCGAAGGAATTTTGAGACTTGCGCTTAAGATCTGCAAAAGACATAGGATTCTCGGATTAAGTTGGATTTAATTTGTGTGACGCCTGTATCACTCATACATTATAACAGGGCAAAAGGTCGGCGTCAACCCCTTGCCTCTAACTCTGCCTCAAACTCGTCAAGTTTGGATAGCATCGCACCCATAAGTTTGCGGACATCTTCAGTACCCCACCACCCATAGAGGAGTCGAGCACCGTCTTCGATGTTTCTTGTCATATCCTTTGCCCTAGGGTCATCGGATAGTTTCATTCTAGTATAAAAGATTTGTTGTTTTTCAATCAGAGAACGAATAGTCCCAATATAATCAAGGGCCTGCTCTTTCGTGCCATATAGTGGCTTTTCCATAGTGAGTTGCATTGCTTTTGTTTGCAACTCTTCCATTTCTCGTGCCTCTCCACGCACGATATCTGAGTCGAAAAAATCTGTCATACCAGCATTAGTTTTGCTCTGGACGTTTTCTTGATGAAGTTGAGCTCTTGAGCATCATGCTTCAATTTTTCTTTGAGAGGTTTAGTGATGAGTTTTGATACCGTTTCAACCTCAATACTATTTAAATCACAATAATGTAGGATAGCATCAATATAATTCATTTCATTATAAGATGCAATCTTCTCTACATCTTGAGAGAATTTCGCAGCAGTCATAAATCTATCCTCTAGTATGTCTCCTTTATTCATAGGTTTTTTTGTAGTAGTCTCTATACCCGATGAGTTTTTGAAGGTATTCCTTCTTTGGTGTTTCTACAAACACCTGAGTGTCTCCGCTTTCGCAAGCGATGATAGTTACTATTTTATTTACTTTTAGATTGTATCTTTCCAGCAGCATACATGCGTATGCTGTTTCTTGAATCAGGTAATCTTCAATCCACTGGAGCTTCTTCTCTTTCGCTGATGTCTTAAAGTCGATGATAGATAATTCACCATCAAATTCAGCGATGCAATCTACGCGCCCCGCTATCTCCAAGTGGTCCGAATATAGTGCTACCTCTTGTGCGTAGATATTATTAATGCGACTTAATGTTGTTTTAGTATTTTTAAACATCATCAAGGGCAAATGTTTACCCTTGAATTTTTTCTCGTCGTACTCATTATTTAGCCAATCTTCACACATGAGGTGGAAGTCTGTCCCGCGAGATGCGGCACGAGTAGAGATACGATTTGCTTTTTCCTCACCTATTTTGCGCCGCCATCTGGCAATGCCTGCTTTCTTTTCAGGATTGCTACCAATGACTGTAGTGATAGAGGGATACTTACCACCAGACGGGGTGAGATAATACCTCTTCCCGTCAATCATTTCGGCATCCATCTCAGTTGTAGTCAATGGCACATGACGAAAAAGCATATCAAAGACCTAGATTTATTTTACTAATTAGATAACTACGGACAAGACCACTACGTACAATGTCCTCAAGTTGAAACTCTACTGTCGCAAACTCTTCCATCGTTTCAATGATACGCATGAAGTCAATAATACCATTACGCTCATGTGTTTTCACAAGGTCGGACTGTCTAACATCGCCACAAAAAATAATCTTAGAGTCTTGACCGACGCGAGTAATGATACTATCCAATTCATGGAAGTTTAGATTCTGCATCTCATCAATCAGAATGATAGCATTATCAAATGTAGTGCCACGGATGAATGATGTAGACCAGAAAGAAATAGTTTCCTGTGACTTTAGATTGTAATAAAGTTGGTCAAACTCCTGGTCCGAAGACATCTCAAACATATATTTTACCATATTCTTATAAGGAATTTGGTAAAGTGATGACTTATCTTCATGGTCTCCAGGTAAGAAACCAATCTCGCGTGTAGATACTAATGACCTAACGATATATACTTTCTCGTAAGGTGTATGCTCACTGAGTACATCTTTTAGAGCAAGGTATAGAGCAATAAAAGTTTTACCTGTGCCTGCACAACCATACCCAAACATGTTTTTGTCTTTGGCATATTCTTCAAAGAATATACGTTGATTGTCAGTGAGTGGCTCGATGTCTGTGAGGATATCAGCGTTGAGAGGTTTCTTCCTCTTCATCTGCTTGGCACTCATGCCATTAGCAGATCCACCATTCTTCTTTCTAGATTTTACAGGCATAATTAGAGTCTATCAACATTAGATCCAGTAACATTTGCTGCGCGATTGACAATAGTTTTCCAATCACTATCAGTTTTATTTTGCCAGTTTCCTACTTCGGAAACAGCGTGGAGCAACGTTGGCATTTGTGTGACGTTTGGGTTGTCCGCAAGATATTTCTCACGGTCTGCCATATACATCCACTTCTCAAACTCTTCACCAGAGTTATTGTCTTTGAATTTGTAAGTCGGCATTGTTAATAAACCAAGTGGACATTTCAGATGGGGAGGTCCAGCGAGCAAAAGCAACCTTATCTCCGCAATAATAATTACGATATGACTGGACACAATCGCTGGGCACCTTGTATTTATCGGGCATTGCAACAGGACATCTGGGAATTGTTTACGATTCTCTCAACCGCACTCTCCACATCTCAACTACCTCATCAAACACACCACCTTGGCACGTTTCCATCCAATTCCTAGAATCTGGATGATAAAAACATACTTTAACTAATTCGTTTTTTGTATCTGCTTCTAAAATATCACAAGGAATCCATCCTCTATCAATAGAGGATCCTCTATCAATAGAGGAGAAAAATTCGTATGGAAAACGTGTTTTGTCATTTCTATGCACAGCAAGAGGTTTAGATACCGCAAGATTCTTTCCCGTTTCGTGCAATTCTTCTAAATGTTTCTGATTATTCTTCATTTGTCCACTCCAATGCTTCCGATACGGTAGGGAATTGCTCGATAAAGATATTTTTACAAGCGTTAGCGACATCCATGTGCTCTTTTTGTGTGCCATTGGCAGAGCGTAAGGAGATATAATGTATCCACGACCGAACTGAACCAGTCATGTAAATTTTGGTAGGAACTGCCAAAGGTAACACAAAACGAGCACATTCCTTTGCAATTCCTCTTGATAACATCTCACGATATAGATCCATACCTTCATCAAAGTGACGTTGAATTAGGATCTGAAGATGCTGTCGTTCAAAGGGATCAATATCATCAATACTATTTTGACGATTCTTTTTATCCTGACGACGGATATCAAACATAGGAATTTTATCTCCCAACAAACTACTATCAGCGTAGCGTTGTGAAAACTCTTGGAATGTGAAAGACCTATGCCTTAAAATCTGAGCTGCAATAGCCCTAGTAGTCGAAATCTCTAGGGTCATAAACGACTGCTCAAACACAGACCAGTGCTGATGGTTGACACAATACTTAAGTAAACCAGCAACGTTAGGATTCTCTTGGTTTGCAGGGTTACTCACACGGGCAACATATCCCATGAGTTTTTCAGCGTCAGGTGTGACGGTAACAAGATTTACATTCATCAGGATTCTAGTCGCTTTACTTCAGTAAGGGTACTCTTCATATAACGCTTATACTTTTTGATAATTTTTTTCATCTCTTGCTCTTTCAAAGAGACTTTAACTTTCAAAGGGTCAACAGAATCATTAAAACCTTTTGTGTCTTCTTTGTAATCTGTCTGCCACGCATCAGGAAAAGGTGGAATAGTCTCCATAGCTTCTTGGCGGCGAGATTCAATATTCATATTTTCTTGAGTGATTTCAACAAAATTTGGGTCTGGAATATTTTCTCCGTCCGATGCTAATTTTTCTTCAGGAACATCTTTTTCCATAGCGAGCATATACTTCTGCTCGTCTTCAGGAATTTCCTCTGCATTCATATCAATAATTTCGTCAGACATATTTTCTCCGATGTTATATGTATTCTACCAGGTTTGTTTAATAAAATCAAGCGAGACTAATGGTGATGCTAACCGTAATCTTATCACCACTTACTGATACTGTGTAAGGACCATTTTCAAACTTCTCAGCA